TTAGCCTATGCCTCCGGCGACTATTTGGACCAGCTTGGAATCCTGACCGACACACAACGCCTGCCTGCATCGGCGGCAACAACCACTGTCAGGTTTTATTCATCCGGGGGCTCTGGAGCGGTGCTCATCCCTGCAGGTACTCGTGTGAGTCCCGACGGCAAGATCATATTCGCAACGCAGGACCAGGGGCAGATCGACCCGGGGGCGGATCATGTGGACCTGCAGGCCGCATGCACCACTGCCGGTGCCATTGGAAATGGTTTTTCATCCGGACAGATCTCAAAGCTGGTGGATGTCGTCCCGGGGATATCCGCTGCGTCAAATATATCCATGAGCCTCGGTGGATCCGATATCGAATCGGATGACAATTTCCGGGAACGTATCCGGCTTTCCGTTGGCGCCTATTCCGAAGCCGGACCTCGGGAGGCCTATGTGTACTGGGCAAAGTCTGCGCACCAGGACATCATCGACGTTTCGGTTGAGTCTCCAACACCGGGAGTCGTTGAGGTACGTCCGCTTATGGCCGGCGGTGAAATACCCTCTCAGGAGGTCCTCGACCTTGTCGAGGCGGCACTGGACCCCGAGACGGTGGTTCCTTTGACTGATGATTGTCGGGTGCTGGCTCCGGAAGTGGTTTATTATCAGTTGCAGGCAACGTACTATATTGGCCGCGACAACGCCTCAACATCACCATCTATTCAGGCCGCGGCCACCAAGGCGGTGTCCGAGTACATATCCTGGCAGCGGACCGCCCTGGGCCGGGACATTTCCCCCGACAAACTGATCTCGCTTCTACAGGCAGCCGGGGTGAAACGGGTGGAGATCGTTTCGCCAACATTCACCCAGGTAGGCCCTGGAGCCATTGCTCATGAAACATCGGTCTCTGTAACCTACGGAGGCATGGAAGATGCCTAGCGACCTGCAGACAGCCACTCTTGCCGATCTGCTGCCAGCCAGCATCGCCGGGGATCCGACAATGGCATCTGCAGCTACGGCCGTTGAACCCCATTTGCGGTCAGTAACAGATGTAATTTCCGCTGTATCGATTTATGCCGGGATAGATGGCCTCCCCGCCACTGCCCTGGATCTTCTGGCCTGGCAGTTCTGTGTGGACTTCTGGTCTCCAGAACTAGCCGACCAGAAGAAGCGGGACCTATTGAAACGATCTATCGCCTGGCACAAGCGCAAGGGGACCAGGTGGGCCGTGCGGGAGATGCTGAATATTCTGGGCTATCCAGGTGCAGAAATACGTACCCATGCCGATCTGATGGCTGCATGGACCGAGGCTGGCGGTGGGCAGCTCAATTCCGATGGCTATTTGGACGAACCGGAAGAACCCCTCTCCCCAACGTCGTGGAAAATGAAGTTTATGAGCTGGTCTTGGGCGCAATTTTCAGTCCGCATGAACGCTGCAGACGAGGGAATAGACTCCAAAGCCCAGATGGAAATCCGCAGGTTGGTTGATATCGCAAAGCCTCTCCGTTCACATCTTGTGGGCATAGAGTTTTTTGCTGAGTATGCGCTATCTTCGATGATTGCGACCAGCGGATGGTATTCCGGCATATCTGCTGTATATTCAGGGTGCAAGGCAGCAGACGTGCCGCATTTCGGGTTTATCGGTCACGGGTGTGAGGAGCTCGGAGGTAGCTATGCCCCTGACGTTCTGAACGGAGAAGGATGTTTGGATGGCCACGGAGACCTGTCCGGCCTCAAGCCCGTCGGGGAGCCGCTTAATGATGGCTCTGTCGCGACATGGTGGGCTGCCGTATCCGTATCAGGAGACGCATATCTTGGGGGAGAGCAATCGCCATCAGGCACGCTGACTCCTGACTATACTGATGTTTTGGATTTTCTGGATGGATCTGGAGATCTGTCTGTTGATGTGCTGGATGGCAAAAGTTTGTTGGACGGCAATGGAGATTTGTCGTTGCCCGTGCTGACGCCACGGACGTATGTCATGCTTGACGGGTCCGAGACTATCGGCCCGCTCCCCGGAGCAACTGGATGTTGGCACTATGGGACAGTTCGTGTCTGGGACGGTAACACCTATACAACGGAGGCTATTTAATATGAGTACGATACCGGCAACCAACGCTTATCGGAAGAAGGTGGCCCAGGCAGCTGTATTAGGCGGGTATTTGCCAGGATGCGCGTACATTGCGTTTGGGCGAGGAACAACACCCCCAAGCGTGGATGATACAGGCTTGCAGATCGAGGTATACCGCACCGCTCCGGACAGCGTGAGTGTTGACGGTACGGTTTTAACCGTTACCGGCACTCTGCTCGGTACGCAGAGCACGGCACCTATCACCGAGGTTGGAATCATCGCCGATGACGGAACACTCATGGGACGCAGGACGTTTGGGCCAAAAACACTTGAAACGGAAAGCAGCTTGGAGTTCACCCTGCATTTTCAATACTAGAAGGAGATTAGATTATGGCAAATTTAAACGGGGTCGCCGCATTTGTATCATACTTGCGCAGGCTGGAGACGACCGACCCGAGGCATCCAGATACGTGGAACCCAAACTATCAACAGCTGATCAACAACGATGTGTACCTGAAGCAGAAAGTCGAAGAGGCAATGGCAGACATCGAGGGATTGTCCGAAACCATGGGCGAGGATTTTCAGAATTCCCTGGTGGCCAACCTAACGCTGGCACAGTCCAATGCAGGGCTGGCGCTCAGAGAAATCGAAAAGACGCTGCACCAGCGGTTTCAATCCGGACGCGTGACCGTGCAGAATCGCGGGATCATTGCCGGATGCGTGGTGTCGGTGTCTGATACTGCTGCTAGAAATTTAAATGTTTCAGCCGGGAAAATTTTCCAGGGTGGGAGGATTATCCCCGTCGCGGGACAGGAAAACGGAGCGTCGGTTCCTCCAAATACGACAGATACTGCAGCCGTGTGCTGGGCCTATTTGATGAACGACGGAACAGGTGTGTTTGATTTGAGAACTACGTTACTCGGTGAAGATGTGCCTGTTGATGCTGTCGTGCTGGCAAAGATTACCGTACCTGCAGGAAACAACGAGAGTACCGACCAGTATCTTGCGAATTGTACACTTTCCGATCAGCGGCGGATGGAACCAGGATACCCAGCCACGCTTTCATCATCCCCTACAGTTTTTATCGAATTGCCATACCCAATGGCTAACGATGATTACCAGGTCGATTTCGAGATTATCGGTTTTGAAGGTTCCGGATTCGAGCTGGGATACTGCTACGTTGGCAGCCGGGCCGCCAACGGATTTACTTTGTATTATAACGGCGCTGCCGATGCGCTCGATGTGCGCTGGACTGCGCGGAAGCTTGATCAATAGGGAGCATATGCGATGCAGATTGAAAAACTTGGAGCAGGACCATGGGCTGATGTCGTGGAGGATGGCGAAATAGTATCTATAGCTGGTGTCGAGTACGACATTGACGCCTTGCGCGAGGATACCGAGAAAACTGTGGAAATTGGCGATGGTGCAGGAAATTTCTTGGCCCATATTGTCATCCCTCCCAACACGAAAACGACAATCTACGAAGGCCTTGTAGACGAAGACGGCAACGCGATCCCCTCCGTGGTGGACATGCCAGTAAAGATGGACCGGGTTAAAGTTGTGTTGTGGACAGAAAACAAAATCTCTAACTCAGAAATCGAGGAATAAAACATGGCTACTGTTTTCACCAAAGATTCTTTGCGTGCTTCCGTCGAAGCCAACAGCGGCGGGAAGGTTACTGTGTTGTACAACGAGAAGGGGCACCCAGGGTATTACGTGCGTATCCCAGCGTTCAGACTGGAGGACATCGATGCCGATCTGGGGAGCGGTTTGCATCCAGCCTTTATCGTGAACGGAATGCAGAAATCCGAATTGCTGTACGGCATGTATCCTGCAGCCATCAAAGACGGATGCGGGCTGCCACTGCCTGGAGTTGATCCGGCAACATACGTAACGTATGACCAGGCTCAAGCGTATTGCACGGCAAACGGCCCCGGCTTCCACCTTTCGACCATGCACGAATGGTCCGCATTCAAAATGTGGTGCATGAAAAACGGTTTCCAGCCACGTGGAAACACGAATTACGGCAGACATCACGACCAGAAGCACGAGACCGGAGTCCGTCAAGACGGCGGCGTCCCCGGTGTAACCTCAGGCAGTGCCAGAACATTAACCGGGTCTGGCCCTATGAGCTGGCGGCACGACAATTCGCCATTCGGTGTATCTGATCTTGTCGGGAACGTGAACGAATGGCAAGGCCTCCTTAAGATCGTGGACGGGCGAATTTACACGACCCCGGACAATAGGTTTGATACCCCAGAAGAGGACTGGGTTGCCCAGGATGCGTATTTCGACAGTACAGCAGCAGGAGACGAGAATTCGTCCGGAGATATTGGCGATCCCATACTGAGTGATGGCGTGACAAAGCATGCTGGTCCTGCCGGTAGCGATGAATACTTTGCATACACGCACCTGAGCGCATGGTCGTCTCTGACGCTAAAGGACGGGTATACTCCGCCTGATATTGTCAAGCAGCTCGGTATTTCTCCAGCCATCTCCGGCGATGCTGCGTCAAATATCGCCGTCTATAGCGGAATTCTTGGCTTTTTGTACGTTCGTAATTACGGCACCCGCTTCCCGTTCTGTGGCGGCTACTGGATCAACACTTCCGATGCCGGTTT